GGGGGGTGGTTGGTTGCTGGGGCGGCGGTGGGGGTGGTGGTGGGCCTAGTTCTGAATTAATTATAGCAGCCATTGTTCTGAGTATTTATTCCGCCTATAAACGATATTAATCTCTATACTAGATTAGAGATTTGTTATAAATTTTCAATAGCTGTCTTTTCACCGTGACAGTCTCTACATAAAGCTCTCAGGTTATCTACATGGTTACTTCCACCATATTCAAGCCTTACTTTATGGTCTACTTCAAACCATGCCGGTAATTGTTTTGTACAGTTTTCACATCTCCAGTTTTGTCTAGCTGCTACGAATTTTTTTTTCGTTTCACTTACTGAGCGTTTTGTCGCCTTTTTACCCGAGTTTAAAATGCGTTCTTCGCCTGTAGTTGGCATGGATGTTATGGGAAAATTATAACCACCCGAATACTGGTCAGGAGTATAAGTTGATTTCGTAGTAAAATCTAATATTGGTGTTATCATATTGGTCGTATTTCTGTCTACTGGTAAATATTTGATGTATTCATTTGTAGTAGTTATTATACTTCTGGCATTATCTGGATTTTTTCGAATTAACCAATAAAGAACAAATGCACCAAATGCAATTGCCGCCATCTGATAATATTTTTTATAGGAGAGAGCTTGTTTGAGTATCTTTCCTTCGGTATATATATTTGCCATAATCAGTGCCGCTATTATAAAAATGACTATTTCAATTCTCATATTTATATTATTATGACATAATATACACCGATAGTATACTATGAATAAAATACATATATTGAAAATAACAATGCAAAAATAATTATAATATGGATATAATTTTTATTTATTCGTAACTTGTCTGAAAGTCGTACAGATTTTGATTTATATTGATTCTTATATGCATCTAAACTTGCTAAATAGGATATTTCTTCTTTTCCTAACATAACATTTATTTTATTATGGATAAAATGTGTCCAGCGAATAAATGATTCTCTACAATCCAAATAAGGTGTAACTGGATATTTATCTAGTAGTTGTGCAAATCTGTCGCCTATTTCAACATCTGGGATAAACAATGGGAGATTTGTAATAAAATCATAATATTTACGTTTTGTTATTACATTTGGATAAATTGGATATGAATGTGCTACACTATGTAAAAAAAACCAATAATGTGGTCCCCAAACTTCTGAATCAAATACCATTAATTTAAAACTATATAAAAGTATTCCGATTTATTCATAGAGGATTATACGTTCAAATTAAAAAATGTCAGAAACAACATATTGTAATAACTGTGGAAAACCAGGTCATATTTATAATCAATGCAAAACTCCCATCACTAGTTTTGGTGTAATTGCTTTCCGGTTAAACGAAAAATCAGAATTAGAATTTTTAATGATTCGTAGAAAAGACACTTTAGGTTACATTGATTTTTTGAGAGGAAAATATTTAGTTCAAAATAAAAATTATATAATGAATATGCTCAAACAAATGACTGTTAAAGAAAAAGAAAATTTGAAAACAGGTGATTTTGATAATTTGATAAAAATATTATGGGGTGGAAATACAATTTCAAATAAATACAAATCTGAAGAAATTACATCTAAAGAAAAATTTAGTTTATTAGTTGACGGTGTAGTTAATAAAAATGAATTTTTTAATCTTTCTAAAATGATTGACGAAAGTAATCAATATGATATTTGGGAAGAACCAGAATGGGGATTTCCAAAAGGAAGACGTAATTATCAAGAAAAAGATTATGACTGCGCAATTCGTGAGTTTACGGAAGAAACTGGGTACAACTCTTGTTTATTGAAAAATATTCATAATATCTTCCCATATGAAGAAATATTTACTGGTTCAAACTACAAATCTTATAAGCATAAATATTATTTAATGTTTATGGATTATAACGATTCACTATTTCCTGCAAAATATGAAGATTCGGAAGTAAGTAAAATGGAATGGAAAACCTACGAAGAATGCATTAAATGTATACGTCCTTATAATTTAGAAAAAAAAAATATAATAACTAATATTTACAATTGCTTACAAAAGTACAAGCTATTTATTTCATAATAATTTATAATCTATTATAAACCTTAGGTAAAAATATGTATTAAATATATAGCTATAATTTAATACATGTCTGATAATAAAACAAAAAAAAAAGATAATGGAAGATGTCCAAATGGAACTCGTAAAAATCCGAAAACTGGAAACTGCGACCCTATAACGGAAGTAAAAATAAAATATAATGCAATTCGAAAGGATAAGTTTCCAAAGAAAAAAAAGAACATTTCAATCGTCTCTGAATTCACTAATCTTTTTGCACCTACCAATCCTGTTGAACTTCCTGCTGAAGTTCAAAAATCAGATGTTTCTGATGAATCAGAACCAGAACCTCCTGTTGTGTCTGATGAAGCAGAACCTCCGGTTATTGCCGTACAAAAAAAGAAAAAACGAATTACAATTATTCCTGATGATGAGAATCCAATTGAACAAGAAGAAACGGTTGAACCAATATTGAAAAGTGATGGAAAAACACGCAGATGTCCAAATGGTTACAGAATGAACAAAACTACTGGACTATGTGATAAAGTAATATTAAATAAGACCAAAAAAAACCTAAAACCGCTGCCTTCTTCGATGATTCCAGAATCTGAAAATACAAACCGAGAAGAACAAGAAGAACCAGTTGATAAAGAAGTGTCTGATGTAGTTTCGGAAGTTGTTCCACAAGAAGAAATTGAAGTAAATGAAAATACAACACTTTTACAATTGAATCCTGTCAAAAATGATTTTTTACAAAAAAAAGAAAAATTAGAATACTTAGATGAAGTCAATGCTGAAGATGATACGTATGATTTTTTATATCCAACATTGAATGACCCAAATTTCAATATTAAAATAACAAAAAGAAAAGAATTTTTCAATAATCGATTTGATGGAAACATATATGATGTTCGAAAACAAGCAAACATTTTATGTAACGCAGAATTTGAACTTTTACCACATCAGTTGTTTGTCAAAAATTTTCTTTCTTTTCAAACTCCTTATAATAGCTTACTTTTATACCATGGTTTGGGAACTGGTAAAACGTGTAGTGCAATAGGTGTTGCTGAAGAAATGCGTTCTTATATGAAACAAGTTGGAATAAAGAATCGTATCATTGTTGTTGCATCACCCAACGTTCAAGCAAATTTCAAGTTACAGTTATTCGATGAACGTAAACTAAAAAAGATACCTAATCCCAATATTACTAATCAATTAACTGCATCAGAAGATGACGTTTGGAATCTTGAAACTTGTATTGGGAATTCATTGATAAAGGAGATTAATCCAGCTAATCTGAAGGGATTAACACGAGAAAAAGTAATATCTCAGATTAATACTATAATAAATTCTTTCTATGTATTCATGGGTTATGGTCAACTTGCTAATTATATAAGTAATAAAACGCGAGTAGATGAAGAAACTGGATATAGTTACAAAAAACGAACAGAAATAGAAATAAAAAAGATAAAACAAACTTTTAATAATCGTCTTATTATAATCGATGAGGTTCATAATATAAGGTTGGCTGACGAAAACAATAGTAATAAAAAAGTTGCGTCTCTTTTAATGAAAGTTTCGAGTCATACTGAAAATATGAGATTACTGTTTCTTTCAGCTACACCTATGTTCAATTCATACAAAGAAATTGTGTGGCTTACCAATTTAATGAATAATAATGATAAAAGGTCTACTATTGAAGTTGCCGATGTTTTTGAAAAAGACGGTAACTATAAACAACCCAAACAACTAGCGGGCGGTGCTTTCAGTGAAGGTGGGCGTGAGTTACTCAAACGTAAACTGACAGGATACATTTCTTATGTTCGCGGAGAAAATCCATACACATTTCCTTTTCGTATTTATCCAGACAAGTTTTCAGAAGAAAATACATTTTTGACAAAATCTTATCCTACCATCCAAATGAACGGGAAAGCAATTGAAGAACCATTGAAACATATAAAGGTATTTTTAAATAACGCAGGTGAATATCAACAACTGGCTTATACTACTATGATTGAAAATCTTCGCAAAAAATCATATAATTCGTATAACATTTTTGGGGAAATGCGTGAAATGCCATCTTTTGATAACATGGAAGCCTTTGGTTATACTCTATTACAGACACCTCTTTCCGCTCTTAATATTATATATCCAAATTCTGAGTTGGATAAAGTTATAAAAGATTACAGTGTAAGTAGCGATGCTGAAGAAGAGTATGTAAAACAAGAAAGTGATATAATTTCAAAATCAGTTGGTTCTCAAGGCCTAGAGCAAATAATGAAGTGGGAATCGACATTCAAACCACAGCCATTACGTCATAATTTTGAATATAAGACCTCAGCAAGTAAAAAATACGGCGATGTATTTGAAAAAGATAACATTCGCAAATACAGTTCAAAAATAGCAAATATTTGTGATAATATTCGAAATTCTACAGGAATTGTCCTTGTTTATTCACAATTTATAGATGGTGGTATTATTCCGCTTGCTCTTGCACTTGAAGAAATTGGAATGACACGATTTTCTACACAAATTTCTCATAATAAACAACTTTTCAAAAAAAGAAGAGGAGAACCTGTCGACGCAATATCATTTAAAAGTAGAAGTGAAGTAGTCGCGGATGGAGAGAATTTTTATCCAGCAAGGTATATTATGATTACTGGAGATAAATCTATTTCACCGACTAATGCATCTGATATAAAAATAGCCACTAATCCTGACAATAAATACGGTGAAAAGGTAAAGGTTATTCTTGTTTCAAAAGCTGGTTCAGAAGGACTAGATTTCAAAAATATTAGACAAGTACATGTTCTCGAACCCTGGTACAATATGAACAGAATAGAACAGATTATAGGAAGAGGTGTTCGAAATTTTAGTCATTGCCAGCTTCCATTTGAAGAAAGGAATGTTGAAATATTTTTACATGGTACTTCATTAGAAAATGAAGAAGAGGCAGCTGATTTATATGTGTATCGACTTGCAGAGAAAAAAGCTCTTCAAATTGGAAAAGTTACGCGGTTACTCAAAGAGACATCTGTAGATTGTATTTTAAATATTGGTCAAACAAACTTTTCAGCTGAAAATTTTTCACAAATGGCCGAAAATCAAAATATACAGTTAACACTAGCAAATGGAAAAGTAATTGATTTTGTAATTGGTGACCAACCTTTTACTGATATGTGTGATTATATGGATAATTGTCAATATAAATGCGAGCCCGATGTTGAAATAACAGAAGAATCGATTATAAAAGATACATACAATATGGATTATTTGAAAATGAATGGAGAACGTATTATAGATAGAATCAAAAATCTTTTTAAAGACCAGGTTTTTTATAAACGTGATGTATTAATAAATGCCATTAATATTGTAAAACAATATCCAATTGAACAAATATACTATTCACTAACTTATTTAATAAATAACAAAAATGAATACTTAATAGATAAATATGGGAGAACCGGGAATCTTATAAATAAAGACGATTATTATATTTTTCAGCCTATTGAAATATCTGATGAGAATGCATCTATTTTTGAAAGAAGCGTTCCAGTGAACTTTAAACGAGATTCTTTTACATTGGAACTTCCCAAGTCTATACAACCCACCGAATCTAAAATGGTCAAAACTAAAAAAGCATTGAAAGATAAAGAAATTATTATTGATAGCGATGAACAACCCAAGGAACCTGAAATTATAGAATCCAGAGAACTAACTTACGAATCTTTTATTGAAAAATTTAAAAGTAATTATAATATAACATTTGCTGAAACAAAAACTAAATTAGGTACTGGTGAAAAAAATAGATACAAACATGCAAACCATGTCATAGGCCATATTGAATCTATATATGGTATTTCACGAGAAAATACAGAGAAATATATAATTTATCACATGTTAGATATGTTAATGCTTCCTGAAAAAATTATTATATTGAATCATATTTATGACGATTCGAGAACCAAATTAACCGACCCTATCGAAATGAAAATTGAATTACATATTGAAAACTATTTCAACGAAAGAAAAATGGAACAAAGCGGTAGAATAGCAGTTATATTAAACAAAGAGAATGGTTGGAAAATATTTTTAAAACCTGACGAATTCAATGAATCAGATAATTGGGAAGAAGGAGAACCAGAAGACTATAAATTATTCGATAAAAAACTTGACAAGTATGTAATTGATGATGATAAAATAAACAATATAGTTGGATTCATTAACATGTTTAAAGGTCGCGAAATGGTTTTCAAGATAAAAGATGTAAGACAAGCTCGAAATAACACAGGCGCTAGATGTGGTGAAAGTACAACTCGGTCTGAAAGCATTAAGCTATTAAATAATTTATTAGAAAAAAATGTTTACGATGATAGCACAGAATTTATGAACTTTGGACTATGTGTAATAATTGAAATTCTTATGCGATATTTTACCGATATTCAAAAAAATGGCAAGGTATTCTTTCTGACACCTGAGGAAACCGCAGTCAATGATATAGTCAAATTTTCAAAATAGTACTATTGTTAAACATTTTCACAAAATTGATTATAAAATAAATAAAAATAATATAAAAATATATACGTATTATATTATTAACTTCAAAACTATGATGAAATCTACAAGACAAGGAAAACAAACAAGTGATAAAAAAATCTTTGGTGTATATATTCGCTCTATTCTTACACAAAAGGTTATTTTACATATTAAGGAAATAGGAAGGAACGTGAAACAAAATTTGGAGCAAAAAATTGTATCCAAAAATGAAGGACGTTGTATAACAGAAGGGTTCATTCGCCCAAACTCTGTGAAAATCATAAGTTATTCATCCGGGCTAGTAAATTCAGAAAACATAGAATTTCAAACTGTATTTGAATGTATGATTTGTCATCCAATAGAAGGTCAACTTATAGAATGTATAGCAAAGACGGTTACAAAAGCTGGTATTCATGCGGAAGTTGTCACTGAAAATGATATTGTTCCAGTTACAGTATTTATTGCACGAGACCATCATAACACTAACAAACATTTTGCAACAATTAAAGAAAATGCCAATTTGTCAGTCCGTGTAATTGGTGTTCGTTTTGAATTGAACGACCCTTATATCTGTGTAATTGGACAACTTTTGGATCCTTCAAATGACGAAAATCAAAGAGCTAGACAAAAATCCGGATTAAGTAGACTTACTGTCGGTGGAGATTATCAAGAAGGATTATTGATAGAAAACGACGAATGATGTTTTGAAAATACAACAAATATATTATCATAGTCACCTTTTGATAGTGTAAAAATACTTACAAAAATGTTATCATTACAAAAACTATATAAACATTTCAAACCTTTTTATCTTATTATGTTGTCTGTTTCCGAATCGTCAGAAAATGCTTCTGTTTCAACATTCGAATTAGAAAAAATTAAATTAAAAATTGAGAGCATGAGTAAACATCATCATGTCGAAATCTTAAAAATTCTTAAAAAAAATACAAATGTAAAGTTGAACGAAAACAAAAGTGGAGTTTTTGTAAATCTTTCTTTTTTATCCAAAAGTATCGTTGATGAAATTGTTTCGTATATTGGTTATATTAACGACCAGGAAACCACGTTTCGACATATCGAAACACAAAAAGAGGACTTCAAAAATACATTTTTTTTAGAAAAAGAAGATAAAGACAATGTCGTCTTATATAGTAGTTTAATTAAGTGAGATGGCTACATTTTTGAATCAAATTTTTTATAAGTGTAACAAATTTGATAATATGCAAAGTATACAAAAGTTAAACCCTTATATGCTTGATTTACATAATATGAAAAAAATAATTGAAAGTGTTGATAAAAAAGAATATAATATACATATTCCTGATGCGGCGGTTTCGATTCTTGAAAAAAATATTTTAAAAGAAACAAATAAAAAATCTACTGTTTTTTTTCCACAAAGAGAAAACTCACTTTTCTGGTGTATGTTCATTGCTCAATATGGTTACACTGAATATGAATACATTGGTAAAAAATACGCAAATCGTGAACTACAAGAAAAACAGCATATAGCGGATACACTTAGAAAGGAACCACAGTTAATGAAAAACTCTAATCATAAAATAACAAACGTTGCTATAAAAGAAATTATTTCTGAACTAATGGTCGATAAAAAATCGAAGTTATCAACTATTTTTGCATTTGTGACCGTTTATAAAAAAAATGTTTTTATCTTCAAAGATAAAACTTATTTGTATTTTTCTTGTACAAAATCTTCGTTACAAGATGATAGCAATGAATTTGACGATAATACAGTTATAATAGAATACAAAGATGATGACTTTGGAATTGACTTAGAAGTAACACAAGAGAAAGTTACTGAAATTTTGAAAAATACACTTCAGTTAGAAAGTATTGAAAAACCATTGAAAGGTATTTCTGCATATAAAGTTTCTGAACTTGAAGATATTGGACGAGTATTGGATATCAAACTTGAAGTCGCTGTTAAAAAATCAGAGTTATATGAAATTATTTATAAACAAACCGTTTGGGAATGTCAAAAAAACTCTTAATAAGAGATAAAATTGAATAATATAGAAATAAAAATATGATTTAACTATATAGCCAACGTCTCGATGTATAAAAGTAATTCAAAAGAAAATAAAGATGAAAGCAGTCCAGACAAAGCCAATAACCCAAAGAAAGATTTGGAAAAAATGGTTAGTTTGTATTTAGCAAGTAATCCCATAATGAAGACCGATAGAAAAACAAGTGAACTTGAAGTTCGTTTTGGAACAAATCCGAGACTTTCGCGTCCAATAACAAAAATTGACTATGAAAATGTGGTAAAACAATTATATAGTTCTGGATTTACTTGTGAGAATTCTAATGGTCTTCAAATACTACGAATACAAAATGAATATATAGACCAAAGAACAGGAATTACCAAATGCTCAAATATACGTGCAGAAATTGTCGGGGTAAACCTTGTTCAAGAATACTGTAGAACTAACAGTATTCAAAAAATTCTTGATATGACATCTTCTATTTCCGCTTCACAATACAAAGTAAAATTTACACAAAAAACTCCTCCTGTTTCCACAGAAGGTACAAAACAACGCGCAGTCGATTTCTCTGATTTTAATTTTCGAGTTTCCTACCAAATGGAACAGGATTACACTCCAAATTCAAATATTGCCAAAACAATAACAGCAAAATGGTCTGATTCAAAAAAATGCTTTAGATATATCAATCGTGTTCGTTTTAGACATCCCACTTATCCATTATTTGCAGATTTAAGTATTATAAAAGGAAACAAGAAAACCGGTAAAGTTCCTATTCCCCAATATACTATCCAAGATGCAGGTGTCTTTGAAAATATAGAATCTTATGAAATAGAGTTGGAAATTGATAATAGTCGTGTTGGAACTGGGACCGAATTTAATACACCAGCAAAAGTAGTAGATGTTGTTCGTAAAGGTGTCAGATTTGTACTAAGTGGTCTCCAAGGAACAAATTATCCTATTTCATATAATGAACGTGATGCCATTCTTCAATCTTACATGAAAGTTATGCATGGCGATGATTATCAACCAAGAAAAGTTGTTTCTTCTGACTTTATTGGTCCGTCATCTTATACGCTCCAACTTGAAAACATTATTGAAAGTAATGAAGGCTCCCTTGTTCCAAATATTCGTAATAACTATACAGTTACTGACAAAGCTGATGGAGACCGTAAACTTTTATTTATATCTGAAAACGGAAGAATTTACATGATTGATACAAATATGAATGTAATTTTCACTGGAGCAATGACGAATGAAAAAACCCTACATAATAGTATTTTAGACGGAGAACATATAAAATTTGATAAAACTGGAAAATATATAAACTTATATGCAGCATTTGATATTTACTATGTCAATGGAAAAAGTGTAAGAGAGCTTGCTTTCATGAAAATTGAAGGCGAAGAAGATGAATTAGATAATAAATATAGGTTACTACTCCTCATTAAAAGTATGAAACTTATCAAACCTTATTCTATTATGGATAGTGGGATGAAAAAATCTGACGAATCTGAACTTGGAAACGCCAGTGAAAATACACATTCATGTGACTTCAATATAAAAAATAAGGAATTTTATTCAAATTCAGATGAAATGAGTATTTTTCAAGGCTGTTCCAAAATTTTATCTGACATAAAAGATGGAATTTACCAGTATAATACAGACGGTCTTATTTTCACACCATGTAATACCGGTGTTGGTAGTAGTAGAGTTGGTGTATCGAGTAGGTTATCGAAAACAACATGGGATATGTCATTCAAATGGAAACCCGCTGAGTTTAATACGATTGACTTTCTCGTAAGCATTCGTAAAGATAAAGACGGCAAAGACGAAATTCATAATATATTTCAAGATGGGTTGAATACAACCGGTGTTCAAAATGTCGTTCAATATAAAACACTTGTATTACGTTGTGGATTCAGTGAAAAAGACCATGGATTTTTGAATCCTATGCAAAATATTATAGACGATAATATTCCTTCTCCTGATAATATTGATAATGAAAATGAATATAAACCTGTTCCTTTTCAACCTACAAATCCTTATGACCCTAAAGCATGCTTTTGTAATATATTGTTACAAGAATCTGGTGATGGAGCATTGTTGATGAAAACAAAAGAAGGTGAATATTTTGAAGAAGATATGATTGTTGAGTTTGCGTATAGTACTAACTTGGAGTCCGGATGGAAATGGATTCCACTACGTGTTCGTTATGATAAGACAGCTGAATTGAGAGCAGGACGACGTAATTACGGGAATGCTTATCATGTTGCTAATAATAATTGGCACTCTATACATAATCCTATTACTGAAGAAATGATTTCAACCGGATTAGGACTACCGGAATATACTGAAGACGAAGATGTTTACTATAATCGTTATAATAAAGAATCATCTACTAAGGGACTTCGTAATTTCCATAACTTGTACGTAAAAAAAAAGTTGATTCTTGGTGTTTCTGATAGAAAAAGTACTCTTATTGATTTTGCGGTTGGTAAAGCAGGTGACCTTTCCAAATGGCGTGAAGGAAAGTTGGGATTTGTATTTGGAATTGATGTTTCAAAAGACAATATAAATAACAATTTAGATGGCGCCTGCTCTCGATATTTGAAAGACCGAAAGAAATACAATGTTATGCCTTCTTCGCTATTTGTGGTTGGAAATAGTAGTTTGAACATTCGCTCTGGTCAGGCTCTTTCTACTGAAAAAGATAAATTGATTATGAGAGCAGTTTTTGGAAATGGTCCAAAAGACCGTAAGATGTTAGGCGAAGGTGTATACAAACATTACGGAATTGCTCAAGGTGGTTTCAATGTTAGCTCTTGTCAGTTTGCACTTCACTACTTCTTCGAAAATCCATCCACGTTTCATAGTTTCATAAGAAATGTTGCTGAATGTACATCTATGGGTGGTCATTTTATCGGTACATGTTATGATGGAAAAACAGTTTTCAATATTCTAAAAAGCAAGCAAGAAGGAGAAAGTATTGTCATTATGAAAGGTGACAAAAAAATATACGAAGTTACTAAAATGTATAATCAGACCGGATTTCCTGATGATGAAGCATCTCTAGGATATCCTATTAATGTCTTTCAAGAAACTATTAATAAAGTTTTCAGAGAATATCTTGTTAATTTTGAATATTTTGTCCAAATTATGGAAGATTATGGTTTTGTATTAATTTCAAAAGAAGAAGCTAGAAAAATGGACCTTCCTTCAGGAAGTGGATTATTCAGTGAACTATTTACTCATATGCAAAATGAAGTCCGTCGAAATGCTAGAAAAGAAGATGACTATGGTGATTCTCTCAAAATGTCTGAAGAAGAACGTCGCATTTCCTTTATGAATAGATACTTTATATTCAAAAAAATAAGAACTGTGGCCGCAGAAAAAATGGCAAAAGTAATTTCTGAATATAGTGAAGCCGTAGACGAAGCTGAAGGCGAATACGAAGACCATCATGATGCTCTTAAATTGAGTAGAAAAATGTTGGGAAAAGACGAAGAAAAGGAAGAAGAAGTACAAAAACAAAAAAAAGTTGTTGTTAGAAAAATAAAAAATACTAAAATGGTATTGAATACATTTTCACCCATTATTGATTCTCCTCCTATAGAAGGAGAACAAGTTTTAGCCACACCTTCTCTTAGTGTAGAAACTACCCCGGTTGTCAAGGTTTCTGACCAAGCAATCATATTCAAAAAACCAGTAAATAATAGTCGAAAATCTGGTGTTTCAGTAAAAAATAGCGAAGGAGTTATCAAACCTAAACCAAAGATTAAAATAGTAGAAAAATTTTAAAATGTTTGCATAATTACATATGAATTTCAAAGTACATTGTCAAAAAAACAAATATAAAAACAATTTTATAATATATTTATCTTATAAAATTTTAATATGATATATTTTTTATTGCCAAAAACCTTTATTTTTATTTATAAAAGCCTAGATTTCTATGATGGTGATTCTATACCAACACCGGTAATATCTAATTCACTTTCTTATTACTTATGTGACATCAAAACTAAAATAAAGGACCATGAAAAAGATTGGGACAATTATAAAAAATATACAAATCCTTATGAGTATATTCATTCTCTTATTCCAAATAAAAAAAAATGCATATCTAAACATAAACCACTTTCACGCTCCTATTTTAAAATGATTGAAATTGTTAATACTTTTAAGCTTAAAGATTTCACTATTGAGGGGTCGCGAACAAACGTCCATGAACCAAGAACCATTTTGAAACCTAAACATACACCAATAAAAACATTTCATATTGCAGAAGGTCCCGGTGGGTTTATTGAAGCCATTTCTGAAATGCGTAAGAATCCCGAAGATACATATATTGGAATGACTATTATTGATGATAGCGATGACTATAATATTCCTGGTTGGAAAAAAAGTCAACATTTTTTGAAAGAAAACCCAAACGTTTCAATTGAAACAGGAAAGGATGGAACTGGAGATATACTACAGTTGGAAAATTTTGTATATTGTAAAGAAAAATATGCATCAAGTATAGACTTGATAACTGCAGACGGAGGGTTTGATTTTTCAGTTGACTTCAATAATCAGGAAGTAAGCATTACAAAACTTCTTTTTGCACAAATAGCGTTTGCTGTATGTATGCAAAAAAAAGATGGTTCATTTGTATTGAAAATATTTGACTCTTTTATGCAACATACCATTGACTTATTAAATATTCTTTCTTCCTTTTATGAAAAAGTTTATATAACAAAACCAGACACTAGTCGTTCTGCAAATTCTGAAAAATATATAGTTTGTAAAAAATTTTTATTTCGCTCATGCAATGATTTCTATCCTTATTTCTATAAAACTTTTCAAAAAATGGTTTCTTCTGAAAAAAATGTACAAAGGTTTTTAAACGTACCCATTTCAAACCTCTTCTTGACAAAACTAGAAGAATATAACTCTATATTTGGACAACAACAAATTGAAAATATTTATTATACTATATCTTTAATTGAAACTAAAAATAAAGCGGAAAAAATAGAAACACTAATAAAAAATAATGTTCAAAAGAGCACATCTTGGTGTGTAAAATACGATATCCCTTACAACGTTATTGCAAATAATACAAATATATTCCTCACAGCTTCTTCTACACAGCCTGTTTCGGTATTTATTTCTTAAGGTCTGTCAGATGTTTCTAGTCAAGTGGACATTACTTTTGACATTTGATTAGTTGGCCATTATATTTGTTTATTTTTGGAGTTAATTTTACAGGGAAAGGTTTTCCAGAATCTTTTATATATGCAAACGTTGAAGTTGGGACTCTGTATGCTAATGTATTTGTTATAACGCTTCCTTGAGGAGTTCTTAATTTTGCACCGACGGTTGTCAATGTATCATATATTTTTCTCGTAATTCTCGCGCTAGAATCTACTGCTCCTTGTTTTGCATACTGTGCATTATTTGGTTTATAATAAACGCCAACATAAGTGGGTTGAATTCCTACTATTGTGTTGGAATTTGCATAGTAATTACTACCAGTAGAGCTTGTTGGATAATTTTGGCTAGTGAATCCAATAACTGGTGTGAAATTATTAGAAATTATAAAAATAGGATTTACTGTTGAATTTAGTAGTGTATTCCAAGTTACACCTGCGGGAACTGAATATACTAGTGACGAATTATAATATGGCGAACTTATGAACGATTGTAATTGTATATTATTTGCAGAAGTATTGTATACAATATTCAATAAAAATACTTTTGCTGAATTTGCAATATTTGTATAATAATGTTTATTTGTTGTCATAATTACTCTGAATGCACCATTTAAAGAATTTACATCATAGTAACCGTCTGGTATCGTTACCACGTTTGTTCCAGCATCTATCCATTTATAAGAAAAAGTATTATTGCCTTTTGCTGCAGATATATAATACACATTACAATGATTCAACCCGTTTGCAGAATACAAGTTATCGACAGCCATTGCTGAACCCGGTTTTTGAGTTTGGTCGCCTTGTCGAATAAAGTTATATTGATTTTGTTGAAATGACATATTTCGACTGTTCAAGTATTGACTCGTTGAAGTGTAATATTGGTCATTGTTCTTTGCAGCGTTGAATTTTTTAGGAATCATTCCACTGCTTCTAACACGCCTACGAGCATATTGTGCTTGGTTAAAGCAGTTTGTTGCTGTACTACATTGCGTACTCGATAACTGTGACTTATTAGTTGTTAAATTAAAATCGAGCGTAGTGTCTAAACCGAATTGGTTATTATTATTATATACTAAATAGCCATTTGGGCGGTTAAGCTCATCAATTTTGATTGAAGTTCTCATGTTACATGGAATGGCTTTTATGGATGCAATTTCACGTCGAAACAATTTTAGTGGACGAGAAATAAATAAGTTACGAGAATTATTCCCGGAAATTGGAATAGTTGCAACATTTTTTTGAATTGCGCTAGTAACTTGAAAAAATGTTTTTCCTTTCCACGCAAAATATCTAATAGGATTTTGGTTCAATCTAGCCGACATTTTTTATATATACTATTTATATAATAGATTATGAAATTAAATTCACCGTTTTGTGTTAAAAATATTGTTTTAGTTGCTCTCGGTTTATTTTATGTCGGCATTATTGGTTCTAATCTTTTAGGAAATGTTTTTGAAGGGTATGAAGGTGGTGATAAAAAAGAAGGCGCCGAAGATGGTGATAAAGAAGAAGGTCTAGAAGATGGTGATAAAAAAGAAGGTGCTGAAGATGGCGATAAAGAAGAAGGTCTTGAAGATGGTGATAAAGAAGAAGGCTTAGAAGATGGTGATAAAAAAGACAAGAAAACCAAGTAAAAAACGGATTGAATAATATATATCATTTAAATGTAATAAACAAATAATGATATATATAACCAGGTAATGAACATTATACTAGAAATCTCACAAATTGAAATAAAAAATATTATGTTTTTAGAAACTAAAAAAAATATAATTATTGATGGAAATTTTACTAAATTGATTTATGCAGACAATAATGTTAGTGTTAATGGTATTTTTATTACATTCCCTATTTTAGCATCTGGAATGGATAAATTAATGAATAAAAATATATTAACATTTCAAATGAGTACGGGAAGTAACAGCTCTATTGTTAAACAGGTTTCTGATTTTGAAAATAGACTTATAGAGTATTATAAATGTGAATATGGCATACAAAAAAAAGCCGCACCAACACTAATGAACCAATTATCAACAAGTAGAATAAAGTTGTACAAAGAAACTGATGATGTAAACAATAATAAATCGCATCCAAAAGTGGTACTTAAAATTTCAGGAATATGGGAAACTGTAAATGAAGTTGGTATAACATATAAATTTCTTGAAATGCATACTATGTAAAAAATAGATTATTATTTTTTGATAATAATCTACTGGTGTTTATTTATATTTCTGTATACCTTTTATGGTTCAAATACCATTTTACGATTCAATTTCACATCTCTTTTTGGTTTTTATATCTATCAATAGATTTTTATTTATCTCAATTATATAATTATCGGTACAGTATAAAACATAATCGCTCCTAATGGGGTTATAAATAATTTTCTTATTCGTTTTCCATTCAAATGTATAAACTATTATATCATTCGGAATATTTATTTTGTTATTCATTTCATCCGTAAAGTATAACATAGCAACCCACTTGGTAGCTCGTTTTATACATAATTTTGTATTTGAATTAATATTGTATGAATATTCATTATCTGCGATAGTACAATCAAATATTGTTTCCATGTTCACGAGTTAGGTGGGGGTTATATTTATTATAATTTAAGTATTTGAAATTCAATTTTTTACACCCGAAACAATTTTTATTATTAATAATATTTTTGAAAATAAAGTCCATGAAGTTTTTGAAAATGGACATTTTTAAAATGTCCAAAATTGAATACCTACACTAAAAAGTTGCCAAAAAAACGTGTCAAAGCATAATGCTTTGAATACAAAAAAAATAACGCAAAAGTTGGCTGCATAATTTTTTATTTGTATATTTTAGGCATTTTTTTTGTTTCCATATATAAATGCCAAAAAATGCCGAAATTTTTACATGTGGACCATGTGACTTTAAATGCAGTAAAAAAAGTAATTTTACTACTCACTGTTCTACCCGTAAACATATTCTCAGTAACAATTGGAAACCAAGTGGAAACCAAACTATAATCCCGGTTGTAGTTTCGCCATTTGTCTGCATAATATGCAGTGCTGAGTATAAAAACAGGTCTGGACTATGGAAACATCAACAAAAATGTAAGTCGGTTGAAAATAAACTTTTAAATGAGAATAATGAGAACAAAATACAAGACGATTCCTCCAAATCGTCTGTAGGACTTTCAAACGAGACTGTTATCCGACTAATTGAGAAAAACCAAGAATTACAAGACCTACTTATAGAACAGAATAGTAAAATAATCGAATTATCATCACAGCATCGTATTATAAATAATATAACAAATAATAATCAATTTAATTTGAATATGTTTTTGAATGAACAATGCAAAGATGCGCTTAATTTGATGGATTTTATAAACAATCTTCAAATAGAGTTTAAAGATGTAGAGTATGTGGGAACACACGGATTTGTTGAAGGAATTTCCAAAATATTTATGAATGGTTTAAAACAACTAGACATCTACAAGCGCCCGATTCATTGCACTGATTTAAAACGCGAAACTTTGTACATAAAAGAGGATGATAAGTGGGAAAAAGACACAACAGATAAAGGTAAAATAATAAAGGCTATTACAAATGTGGCAAACAAAAATATAAAACGAATATCAACCTGGTATAAAGCACATCCTGAATGTGACATACATGATTCGTCTGCGTATAATTTACATTTGAATATAATGAAACAATCGATGGGTGGTTCTTCTTATTCAGAAATGGATAAAAATAATGAAAAAATAGTTAAAAATATTGCGAAACAGGTTTTGTTGAACCGGCAATCGTTTACTAACATATAAAAATTATATAAATATAAAAATTTTAGTTTGAAGTAAATAATAAAATGGATGTTTCATACAAAATTTATGTTTGTTTAACCACAATTCCTTCAAGAATTGATGACATAGACAAAACTATTGATTCATTAATGAATCAAACCGTTCTTCCTACAAAAATATTTATCTCTATTCCAAAAAAGTATACATTTCGGTTTGATGATATTTCTATTGATGAAGATAGAATAAATACATTGAAAGAAAAGTACAATATTTTGGATGTTATTTTATTAGATAATGATTATGGTCCAGGAAGCAAGCTCTTGGGACCTCTGCTGAATAGAGATTTAAGTATTGATTCATTTTTGTTGATTGTAGATGATGATTTAATTTATGATAGAGATATGATAAAATTATACATAATGACAATGAGTATTAATGAATCTAATAATTATACTATTTACAACTTTTATGGTTATTATTTGAATGATATAAAAATTGTTCAGCAATCAGCTAGTGTTCTCATTCCTATAAAATTATTATCACAATTTTTGAAATACTTTGAAAAAATATCTGATAATAAAAATATTCTTTATCACGACGATGGATATTTATCCTATTATTTTCATAAAATGAAACTTGATATAAAATCAATTGATATTAGTAAGACTAGATACGGATATAATAATATTTTCCCAGTTTTACATAGTCGAACAGATGTTGATGCTCTCTTTAAGATTAAAGGAAAATTATCGAGAAAAATGTTAAATTACAATATAATAAAATGGTTATCTGCTTATAATTTTGATGAAATTTTTAGAGTATAAATATGATTTTTATTATTTTTTATAAATAATAAATTTCTGAATTATTACATAAACATTCCCATAGATGCTTTTCTGCGTCTTTGCTGAACTGGTGCTATTTCAAATGGCTTAGGACCACTTCGAAGGTCATAATTCTTATTTTCATCAGTAACTGGTTCTGTATCAGTCAAAAATGAATGGACATTGACAAAACCATCTTCAGTCACAGAAAATCGTAGTTCTCGAATAGATGAAAATCCTTCGGCGGTCAGTTGAATATACCTATCAAATTCACGTTTATTTACAACTCGCGTTATTCCGTCGTGTAACAAAAGGATATTTTTGTCCATTATGTGATAGAATTGACTTCTGTCAATTTTTATACCAGCGGTTTCGACGCGTTTTTGTAACAAGTTGTCTTCGTATCCCCATGCCCAGAAGTTAGGGAATCCATTAATTTTTTCAAAATCAACAGCCTTTATTGATACAATTCCACCAAGCGTGTTTTCAAACCCGTAAAAGTGTTTAACTATACCAACTTCTGTCTCATAATTGAAAAAGTTTTTGGTTAGTGGCATAATATCAATATCGTTAAATACTAATGTAATATTTTTATAATCATCTGGATATTTATTTTTAATCATAATGAATCCGATATTTTTCATAGCGCCTCTATTAAAGTCACGTGTATCAGTCTGATGAACATAGTATATTTCGTATTCTCCGCGGGACTTGTCTTCAAGCATAGTTTCCATATGTTTTGAGAAAAATTTGTGTTGCTGTTCTCTATCTCTGTAAGGTATAATGAAAACTAATTTTGGAATAACTTTTTCTACAACCGGTTCCTCTGCAACTGGTTCCTCTACAACTGGTTCCTCTACAACGGGTTCCTCTACAACGGGTTCCTCTACAACTGGTTCCTCTACAACTGGTTCCTCTACAACAGGTACCTC